CCTTGGCATTCTCTGGTGCGACGGCGAAGGTTATTGTCGCATCGCCTTTATTCCAATAACAATTCTTGCCAGTATCTATTCCCTTGATACCGACAGTCTGGCCTGCAGGTGTTCTATCAGCCACTGTGACAGTAGGCACAGAGGCTATAGGATAGCCTACAGTAAAAGCTAGAGTTACTGCATCACCAGTGAAGATTTCCGTTTGCTGTGATGTTGAGCCTTTGCCTCCCCTGACATATTGGCGGTTACGATATGATGGATTACCTTTAGAAAGATAAGCCGAATTATTGACTATCTGCGTCGATGTCAAACTCCAAGGTGCCGCATTGGTAGTTCTATCTATAAAGTCAAGAGTCTTATCATCATTTATTTGCCAGATGAAGCCTGAGAGCTCTTTGAGGGCATCAAAGCATTGCGAAGCCGGCACATAATTGAATATCACCTGTTCAAATGTTGGTCCCGTTTGGATAGTGCCGGCAGTGACCCCCTCGGCTGCTAGGTAATCGGTGATGATGTCATTTACAATATAGGCTAGAGTTTTGCCAGCAGGATAGGACTTTACCACTAGGCGTTTATCGGCCAGGTAATGATTATCTTTGCACTGCATAGTATGGAGTAGCCCGTTGCCGTCTCTTACCATTTCTGGTGTTTCAATGAAGCCAGCAAAGACTTTAGTCCCGGTGGGGGTTGCAGTCTCGCCAGAGTAGATTTTAATAACCTGCCCTTTCTGGTAAGTGGCAGTACCTAAGAGGTCAATCACGGTAAATGAAGCTGTGCTTCGTTCTTCTATCCTATTTTCTATCAGGCAACTACCTGCCACAATAGTCACCAGGGTATCATCAATAAATACCGAAACTGGTCTACTCAAATCTTAACTCCAGTCCTGACACGAATCTCATCTACAAGAGGCTGCCCGATTGCCTTAGCGATTATTCTGCCGTCGAGTTCAACAAATATGTTTATCTTCTGTCCTGAAGGGGTAATATATTCAGGTGATTTCTCAGCCATAATGCCATAAGGGCGAGTACTACCTAGTCGTGTAAGTAATGTCGGCTCAGTAATTAAACCGCCATGCTGATAACCTCCAACCGCAGCATATTGTTCTGGAGTTAAAGTCTCCCAATCCCACCCCATAGCATAAGCCTTTTGTTCGGGGGACATACCAGGTTCTACCGCATGAGTTCCTGAAGGTAAAGGAAATCCCCCAGCAGAGTACCTTGTTGCTTTTAGAGCAGCTTCACCTTGCCTGTTGTATGCTTCAGTAGTCTTATCAAGAGCTATCCTCTGCTTTTCCAGAATATCATTGACTTGCTGGGCATCTAGCCCGAATGCTACCATTACAGCATTAACATTAGTGCCTTCCTTGCCAAGACCAGACAGAGTTTCTGTTATTTGCTCATTGGTATAACCGAGGTCGAATAGGGCAAAGGTAACATCTCTAACGGTGATTCCCAGCTTCCCAGCTTCACTCCGCTCATATTCAAACTGCTTGCGTGTCGCTTCTACACTTTCCTGTAGGGAATCGTGAGCTGCCTTTTGCTTTTCTAGTTGTGCCTGTTGAAGTTCTAACTCGACACGATTATCCTGGAGGGCGGTGGTTAAACCGCCAGTAGTATCAGTATAGTTAGCGAGTATTTCATCACTATGTTTTAATGCCTCATCAACATCCCGGAGATTCCTCGTTACCTTTTCGGCATCTACCATATTGGCGATTTTATCGTGTGCCTCCTGGATTTTATCGCCAAGCCCAGGTATCCAAGAAGTGAATTTAGCTAGGGTGGCAAGGATACTCTCTACGCCTTCAAGAAAGAATATCTTGATATTACTCCAAGCCTTCTCAATAAAATTAGTTACTTTGTCCCAGTTTTGCCAGAGCAAAACGGCTCCGGCTGTTATGAGTCCGATAATAATTGGGATTCCACCTAGAGCAATACCCGCAGTTGTGCCCATTATGGCGATTGCAGATGTGAGAATGGGCAATAAAAGAATCAATCCTCCTACTCCCAGTGATACTAGCCCAACGGCGGCAGCGGTTATCGTTAGCACCTTGGCCAGTTCGGGGTTTTTATCTATCCATGCTTTAACTTTATCTATTATCGGAACGATTTTATTCTCAATTAAATCTTTCAAAATGGGTAGGAGACTCTTCCCAATCATCTCAGCAACATCACCAATCTCGGCTGATAAAATCTTAAATGGGTTGGCAGTGGCTTCCGCAGCACCGCCCGTCCTGGCTATAATTTCAGCAAGGATTTCAGATTCGGTGGCACCCTCTTTGATTTTGATACCGTAGCGACCCAAGGTCTCAGTATTGCCCTCCAATGCCTTGCCGAGCATCGTGGCAGCAGTGGAGGTATCCATTTGAGTCGCTGCCGCCAAGTCAAGGACAACAGGCAAAGCATTAAGTGCTTTATTATAATCACCAGTAATAATCAGAAGTTTACCGAGGGCATCCCTCTGCTCAGAATCTGCTATGCCTGTCTTTCTCTGGGTGGCAGAGATAATGCCCTCAAGGCTATCTTTTACCATATCATAGCTTACACCGACATTCTTCAATGATGTACTAAGTCGCTGAATACCAACCTCTTCCTCTTGAGCGGATTTGACTGCAAGCGTCAGGGCACCAACAATAGCGCCGCCAAAAGCAGCCGTAGCTGCCCCTACCATCTTAAAAGCCTTCTCGTTTTGCTTGACATAGCCTTCAAGTCCCTTAAGTTGCTGCTGTGCTTTATCTACTCCGTCGAGGGCGAGACGACCCACGAGTGTAAAAATATCTATTTTGTTTTCCTCCTAGCTTGCATAAACCAATAAATCTTACCCCTTATTCAATAGCTCCTTGATATGTTCAGCCTTCTTGATGGCTTCCTCTTTAGTGATAGGAACTTCTTCGGCATGATGGCCATCGGTAAGCCCTACTGATTCAAGATATTGCCCAAAGTTTTTATCTCCCCCAGCGCCCATCTGAAAGCCAATCCATGCTCCATCAATAAACCTCTCCTTCGTCTCTTCCTTCTTGATTTTCACAAGTAACTTTATCAGTTCAAGGAAGCGTACAAAGGACAGGTCATCTACTTCTCTGTCCGTCCAGTGGTAACGTGCTTCAATGAGGTCGTAGAGGGCTGCTTCCCCTTCCTGGCTAACTTGGTAGCTTGCCCGAAAAAATTAGCAAAGTCACCCCTCGCTATTAGAGCTTTAATGATTTCCACCGGGGTATTAAAGTCCATGTCATCCAATTCCTGAGATGATTTGCCTATCAGGTCTGCTAGCCAGGCATAGATATCCTCGGTGAGGTCGGCTGCTATCGAACGGAAGATGAGCACGCCGACCTCCATATAACTTTTCTTTTTGTCCAGACCAGCAAGGATATTATTGATAGTCGCTGGTTGCAACTTGCCCAGCATTTTAGCTAGGGTTTTCAGGTCCCGAGCCTTGAGTTCTCTGATTTCCATGATTCTCCTTTACTGACTATTTAACAGTCTAGGCAGCTACTGCGGTGAAAGTTACCTTCCAGGGTTCGGTTGTCAATGCTGAAGCATCATAGTGAGCATGGAATTTAAGTTCTAGTTCAGTCTCACCTTCTGCTGGTAGGTTAAGAGTAACTGGTCCTTCTACCAGGCAGTCAGTAATTTCTACTTTTACCGCACTTGCTTCGGTGGTTACCGTCACGCCCTTGATTTCGGCTGCGATTGTTATTTTGTTTATGTATGAATTGCTGTCTATTTCGCCACCGGTGATGATATGAGAAGCTAAGGATGCACCAGCCAAGGCATACAGAACATTCTGCTCAGTAACTTCCATGAGCTTAACAGTCAAGGTGGCTTCCACACTTTCCAGATAGCGGAAGCCCTTGACTTTGCCCTTTGCTCCATCAGGGCGAATGTCTCGGAAGACGCGGTTAATCTCCATCACATTCCCGCCCTTTGTTGCACCCAATAATTGAGTTCCCGCAGTCCCGATATAGACCGCTCCTGGTCCCATCAGGATTCTTTGATAAGTGTTAGTTGAGATACCATGTTTTGCTGTCATTTGTGTTTACCTCCTAACGATTAATTATGATTAAAGTCTCGGATTGTCTCCAAAGACTGAGAGAAAATTGAGTGGCATAATGCCAAATGTCTGGGGTGTCCTCCGGGATGAACCCATCTGTTTCTAGTTTTACCTTCACATTTTTAACCTCCGTTGTGTTGAATTCCAGTTCATCGAGCAATTCCACTAGACACTTCCTGATGGCTAATATCTCTGAAGCACTAGGAGAATCAGACCAGATATCTAATAGATATGTGCCAATTCTTTCAGGGAATATATCCCCAGCCCTCATATCAATGCGGTGAACCAAATAGGGAAACTCTGCATCTGGAACTGCCCAAACTGGGTAAAGAGAAACCGAACCACCCATAGCAGTTTTTAGCGTATCGTCTGCCGTCAGGATAGTATAGAGCTGGGTTAAAAGACTTTCATAGGTATCAGCCATCGCATTATCCTCTTTCTTAGTCTAAAATTGCATCCTAGAGCCTCTCATAACTATTTGAGCCACTCCCTTGTGAATATCTCACGCACTTTTGTTTCACTCTCCGAAAATGCTTTCCTTAACCACGGTCTCGGCGCCATTTTACTAGTTCCAAACTCCAGCATCGGCCCGTATTTCAATTCGGTGCCCACTAAGCCTGTCATGCCGTTATCTTCCGTTGCCCACTTAATTGATTCTTTCAAAGCCCCTGTGGCTACTGCCGGCGGCTCTCCGGGTGAAGATGCGGTATAAGTCCTATTTGTCCCTGGCACTTTATAAATCCTGCCTGAACGCATGCCCGACAAGGTTTCAACCGTCTCATTCCTGACTTCCTGGACAGCCTCGAGCATCCTCTTCTTGGCTTCTTCTTTAATCTTGGCTGTCACTTCGGGAATGTAAGATATGAGTGTTATTTGAATTCCGTCCGTCATGTCTCTTCTACCACAATTTCAGTGACATTTTCGTAGTGTTTAGCCGATGACTGAGGTTCATAGGTCTTTGAGCCATGAACTATCCGATGACTACCTAAATTTATTTCAACAGTGCCCCTTAGCAATATTTTATGCGTAACCACCGTGCTCAATTGCTGGTAAGCAGCAATAGCTTTGACATCTAAAGGAATTACCCTAGCATAATAGGCACAAATGGGCTTCCATGTAATAGTCTGCCCCAGCGCTGTCTGCGTGACCGTCTTTTCCTGGAGCTGGACCCTATCCTTAAGTATATTGGGTAACATTAATACAAACCTACTTTCAAGAGGCTGAGTAATTCCTTAGCTCTGCTCGGCATATTATAGGATGTGGAGCCAATACCGGTTATATTGATGCTGTCTATTTTATCGCCTCTATTTTCATAGAGGTCAGCAATTATCAGCAGGACAGCAGTTACCGCATCGTTTACCATGGCCTGAGTAGCTGCCCTGGTCGCTCCATACCCAGCCGTATAGATTACCTGATATTCATAACCCGAAGACCATGACCCTTTCAGTCTTCCAATAGATAATTGCTCGGTATAATCGGTATTCAGCACCAGTTCCACATTATATCGGGCAATTATCAGGGCTTCATCAGCCGGTGCGGTTACAAAAGTTAAGGTCTCACCGCTTATTGTGTAATCTGTGGTTTCCGTCTTAAGAACGCCAGCCACATAAACGGAATAGGTACTGGTCATTGGCTCTTCACCAAGGGTGAATACTACGGAAAGACCATCGCCTTCAAAATCATCTACTTTCTCATAAGAAACTGAGGTAATAGATACTAGCGGCCATTTATAAAGCCTCAGAATCTCAAGCCCGTCCCCCATATGAGTCTCAGTGATAGAGCGCTGGATAAAAGCCCGCCCGCAATAGTCCTCTGCCTTTTTGGTGGCTGCATCTATCAACCTCTCAAGAATATCGTCATCATAGCTCTCAAAGGTATCATCAGAGGCACTGTAGTCATAACTGGCCGTGATAGGATGGCCATTGGGTGGATATACCACAAAGGTTATCGCGGCGCCGCTGATGCTGTAATGAGTGGTT